TTAAGTGAATGGCTTGAAGAAGCTGGTGCTACCTTATTCGACCGAGGGATTGAGTATGGAGACCCGAGGCACAATTTTCTACGCATTTACAAAATCGCGAGAGCACTCGGTATTCAGCTCAGAGACCCATCTGAATTGGCACTTATTGCTATTGCAACAAAACTCTCAAGAATGGTGGAAAGTCCAGAGCGCGAGGATTCGTATCTCGATCTCATTGGATACGCCGCTATCTTGGGTCGATGCAGATTTTCTACTCCAGAAGATTGGGACGACATTGAGTCTGACTCGCAATCATAATCAAAATCAATACTGCGACTACTGCAAATATCGCTGGGGACAAAATAAGAATGGCTGGGATTTAAGAGCTATGACTCCAGCAGTTTGGAAAGTCCAAAGCGAGACACCGCTTCGCAAAGCACAGGTGAGGTTTTATTGCCAGCCTTGCGCCGATGAAGCACAGAACTGGCCAGATGGCACATTTTACTCATTGAAAGAACAGTTAGACGATGCGATAAGTAATTTCGCAGGGAGAGAGAAGTTAAATGTCGAATTACCTTGATGATTATGTTTCAGTTCAAGACCGATTAAAGGAGTTTATAAATGCTTATCCAGATTATCGAATCAAGACTCATATCTTGGCGGAGTCGCTTGTGGCTAATTGTGATGTCTATATCATTAAAACTGAGTTATATCGCACTGAAGCTGACGCACACCCTTGGACTACAGGTTTATCCAGTGAGTCTAAATCCAAGCAATATGCACTCGAGCTTGCGGAAACTGGATCGTTGGGACGCGCACTTAACCTCGCTGGATACTTCGCTAAGACTAAACCGAGCCCAAAGAAGGCAATTGAAACGACTAAGCCAGCTCTTGCGGAATTCATAAAAGAGCAGCGCCCTAATGATCCTGAGCCAATTGTTTGGGATGTAAGTGCAATCGCAAATCAATTAGGTGCTGAGATAATTGATGAGATACCGCTTTGCTCTGGTGGCGATGGGCCAATGGTGCTAAAGACTGGCACTAAAGAAGGCAAAGAATATAGGGGCTGGGTATGTCCAACACCTAAGTCTGGTCATCCTGCTAAGTGGATGCGTATTGGTTCAGATGGGCATTGGGTCTTTCAGAAATGAAGTCGGACGCCCATCCATTTATCTGCTCAAATTGCAAGCTAGTTACTCCGCATATTGAGCTGCATAAATACGATGCTACTGATATTGCCGAAGCACCTGAGGAAGTCTGGCTCGTTGAGTGCCAAAGGTGCTTTATGCAAAGAATCATTTATCCATCAGATCGCGTAACTGCCAAAGAAGACGATATTGTCCGGTGCGACCAATGTGGTAAATGGAAGATGAAAGCCGCAAAGTGTCGAATATGCCGATTAGCTGCTGGATTGGAAGAAATATCAGAACGCTATTGGACTGGTAATGAGACAAAAGAAAGACCTTACAATGCCGCTTTATGAATATCGCTGCGATAAATGCGATGCGACAAAAGAGCAATACCAGCCTATAACCCTAAGAAATCTAGTAATCTGCGATAATTGCAATGTTGCAATGTGGAGAGTCTGGAGACCCAATCCGATTCACTTCAAAGGCGAAGGCTGGGCAGGGAAGGACAAATGAGCAAACCCCATTCTATTAGATATATCCGTCAGCTGATGGAATGGGGATTTGATAAGGAGTTCATTGCTAAAGATTGCGGTATCAACCTGGAATCGCTTGAAACTAGGTTAAGAAGAGCTAAGGAAAGGGAGCGCAGGAATGGGAATCAAGGAACTGAGTCTGGAACTAGCGGCAGTCAGCCTAATAGCTGATGAGGCTAAGAAGGCCAAGGATAGGCTGAGAGCGGCTCTACAGGCCGAAATGGACGCTATTGGGGCAGATAGGGTCAAAGCTGAGTATGGCGATGATATTATCGCTTACGTAACTACTACTAAGCCTAAATTCAAGTGGGTTATCAAGTCAGATAAACGATTTTGTGATTGGGTTAAAGCTAATATCCCCAGCGAAATAGTTGAATCAGTAAGAGAGTCATCAGTTGATGCGATATTGGATAAGTTCAATTATCTGGACGATATGGTTATTGATCCAAATGGTGAAATAGTAGATTGGTTAGAAGGCAGTCAGTCAGAGCCTTATTTAATGACTAAGTTCCATAGTGATGGCAAAGAAACGCTGAAGAACGCGTTTCAATCAGGCCAGTTAGAATTTAAGAAAATATGGGAGTTAGAAGGTTGATTAACGATATTTATCCAATATATAGAACAATAGATGATCAGATAGATAATTGGGAATCGATTGGAGTAGATGGTAAATATGGCTCTAAGCAATGGTAAATCATTTGTAATGATGTCTGGAAGCACAGAGCCTAGAGGGCAAAGGGATGAGTGGTTTACTCCTAAATGGATATTTGATGCTTTAGGGCTTGAATTTGATATTGATGTATCCGCTCCACTTAACGGAGTTAGCTGGATACCAGCAAAAAGACATTTCTCTATTGAAGATGATGGGCTGAGTCAAGAATGGATGGGAAAACGGGTCTGGATGAATCCGCCTTATAGCAAGCCTTTGCCTTGGACTACTAAATTTAGGGATAACGCTAATGGTATTGCTTTGCTACCTACAACAATAGGTAAATGGTGGCTAGAATTATATGAAGATAAGAGAACAAGTTGGTTAGCACTTCCACCAATGCGTTTCATTGATCCTCAGGGCAATACCGCCACAAATACAATGCCCTCAAGAGCTTGGTTGGTCGCTATAGGTGAGAGCAATATCACAGCATTAAAGATGTCTAATTTAGGGCGAATTAGGTAGATATGTCCATTGACAAGGGCATTACACTCCGACTAAGGCGGGGCCCGAAGGCAGCCCGTAGCCGAAGCGTAGGGGCAGGCTATTGCCTAACGCTGATGCTATCGGCACTTATGCTGATACCAATCAATCCATCAAAAGCAGATATGAATCTAAAGCTTTATGCATACAACAAATTAGATTGGTCAGAGTTTCAATGTTATAACTGGCTGATTTATAAAGAAAGTAGATGGAATCCAAAGGCTCGTAATGGATCACACTATGGCCTTGGTCAGATGCGTTCTACTTGGTATAGAGACCTTAGCCCTAAGCAGCAAATAGATGCACACATTAAATACATAAGACATAGATACGCTGATGCTTGCGATGCACTTAATCACCTTGAGACGCGGGGCTGGCATTGAGCAGAAGATATAACTCAACCTATTATCAAAAGACTAGACTTCAAGTGTTGCAACGCGATTACAATACTTGCCATTACTGCGGGCTTGAAGCCAATACAGTTGATCACTTGATACCGATAAGTAAAGGTGGCACTGATGAGGCTTCTAATATGGTTGCTTGTTGCACTCAATGCAATAGTTCTAAGCGCGATCGTATGACCCCTACCTTTTTTGAGCGCGCACCCAGACCCACGACCCCCATTGGGAAGATTTTCCCTGAAAATGGCTCGGCTAGGCATTACCAGGAATGAAACAAATTGAAATGGCTCAATTGGGAGAGATTGCCCGAGTCCGGGATGAATCGACTTACCGAGGTGTGGCAGAACCGCGAATTCACACAAAACTCAACAATTTACCCTCACTAGGTGAGCAAATGATTAAATTCTGTGAAGAAATCGGCTTTGAGCTGATGCCTTGGCAGCAATGGCTTGCTCATCACAGTTTAAAACAGAAACCCGATGGCCGATGGGCTCACCCAGTAGTTACTTTGCTTTGCGCTCGGCAACAAGGCAAATCAACCTTTATGGCGCTTCAAATCCTATTTAGGATCTATGTATTAAAAGAAAAACTGCAAGTCCATACCGCCCATAAGCTAACTACCTCAGCAGAGCTCTTTTATAAGATTTATGGAATTATTGAACAGAATCCAAGACTAGCTGCAGAATTTACTAAAAAGCTGGAAAGTAAAGGATTTCAAGAGCTTCAATTTACTGAAGGTAGGCGATATATCGTCAGGGCCAATAACTCGGCTGGTAGAGGCATTGCAGCCCCTGAAACGATACACCTAGACGAAGCCCGAGAGTATAAGGATGAGGATGTCTGGTCTGCCTTGCGATATACACAGATGGCTAGTCCAAATCCTCAAATATGGGTTTATTCAAATGCTGGAGATCAACACAGCATAGTTTTGAACAAATTGAAAGAACGCGCTTATGCAGCTATTTATGGCTCTAATGATGATATTGGTTGGTTTGAATGGTCAGCGCCCCAAGGTATTAAATTTGATAACTCGCCAGATTTCTGGCTAGGTGTCTGCCAAGCTAATCCATCACTTGGCATAACAGTTCATCCAGATAATATCCGAGCAGTCTTATCAGACCCCGAGGATATTGTGCGCACAGAAGTTTTATGCCAATGGGTCGATACCATAAACCCAGTTATCAATGCCTCTCAATGGGAAAGTTGCAGAGTTGAGGGACTTCGACTCAACCCTGAAGCAGATACTTGGCTGGCTATTGATCTTAGCCCTAGTAGAAAAGAAGCTGCGTTAGTAGCTAGTCAAAGACTTGAAGGCGATAAGTTCCAAGTCATATTGCTGCAGACTTGGCATAATCCTGCCAATCTGGACGATAAAGCGATGGCGAATGATGTAGCAGAATGGGTCAGAAAGTATCCAGTTCAGCTGGTTGCTTATTCAGCCAAAACCGCGTCAGCGGTCGCAGCTAGGTTAGCCCCTGCTGGTATTAGGGTTGAGCCGATAGATGGTCTTGACTACGCCCAAAGCTGCGATGAATTACTGGGAGCAATTTCATCTCAGCGGTTAGCTCACTCGGGACAGGAAGAGCTGACCAAACAATGCCTATCCGCTGTCAAACTCCCTTTTGGTGATGGCGGATGGGTAATGGGTCGGAAAGTTAGTAATACGACAATCTGCGGAGCAATTGCTTCAGCCTTAGCAACACACTATGCAACAATGGCTGAAACTAGCGTTGATATTCAAATAGTGTAAGTAGCCTCGCTTACAATGTAAGCAATGGGTGCTATAAGAGATTTCCTATTTCCAGCAGTTGAGGCCAAGCGCCCTATTGCAGTTACTGATGTTCAAGCAGCTCTAACACCAGTTCAGATTAGCGATTCAGTTTATAATATTCTCGGCGGTGCAACTAATACCACTCGCCAATTAGCAATGAGCGTTCCATCTGTTGCAAGAGCTCGCAATATCATCTGCGGAACTATTGGCTCATTACCTTTAACGACTTTCAATCGCATTACTGGCCAGTATGTTGATCCACACAGAGTAATTAATCAGCCAGACCCAAGAGTTGCAGGATTCGTAATCTATTGCTGGCTTGCAGAAGATATCTGGTTATATGGCGCTGGTTATGGTCAAGTGCTCGAAATGTATAGCGCAACCGATGGCGGTCGCGTAAGAGCTTGGACTCGCGTAAGTCCAGACCGCGTTACAGTTGATACAGATTTCCTTAACACCACAATTACTGGATATAAGGTTGATGGTAAGTCAGTTCCACTTAGTGGCGTAGGTTCAATTATAAGATTTGATGGTGGAGATGAAGGATTGCTTCACAGAGCTGGCAAAACAATTGCTGCAGCAGTTTATCTTGAAAACGCAGCAGTTAATTATGCTAAAGAGCCAGCACCTTCAATGGTGTTAAAGTCTAATGGAACTAATCTAACTGCCGAAAGAATTTCATCTTTGCTAACTGCTTGGAAAACTGCTAGACAAACTCGCTCAACAGCTTTCCTAAATGCAGATGTCGATTTACAACAATTTGGCTTTGATCCTAAATCAATGCAACTTGCAGAGGCGCGTCAATATGTAGCACTAGAATTAGCTCGGGCCTGTGGAATACCTGCCTACTTCTTGAGCGCCGAAACGACTTCTA